TCAGAACCGCTCCTCCACATACCGGAACGGGTATTTTGTGGGTTTGACTTTACCAATTTTACGTTTCGGTAAATCCACTTTTTCGACGTGAATTTCTTTATAGGGAATTTGGGTGAGCAGGTGCGAAATAATATTCAGACGCACGCGTTTTTTATCTTCTGAACGTGCCACAAACCACGGCGCCCATGCGGTATCTGTCGCTTCAAACATGGCGTCGCGCGCGAGGGTATACTCATCCCACAGGTTAAAGGATTTAATATCCATCGGCGATAGCTTCCAGATTTTACGACCATCGTTAATACGATCGCGCAGGCGGCGCTCCTGCTCTTTAGGCGTGACCTCCAGCCAGTACTTCAGCAGGATAATCCCGGCATCAACCATCGCTTTTTCCATCACCGGCGTACCATCTAGAAACTTTTCAACCTGCTCGGGGGTGCAGAATCCCATTACCCGCTCGACGCCCGCGCGGTTGTACCAGCTTCGGTCGAAAATGACGATCTCCCCGGCGGCAGGCAGATGGGGAACATAACGTTGAAAATAGAGCTGGGTTTTCTCTTTCTCGGTGGGTGCAGGGAGGGCAACAACGCGAAATACGCGAGGGCTGACGCGCTCGGTGATCGCTTTAATGGTGCCGCCTTTGCCGGCCCCGTCGCGTCCTTCAAAAACAATACACACTTTTAGCCCTTTGGCGACGACCCACTGCTGGAGCTTAACCAGTTCAACGTGGAGGCGACGAAGCTCTTTTTCATACTCTTTGGTCTTTAACGGTGCATTCTTTACGACATCAACAGCGACAGCGACACTGGTTTTCTTTTTGTTTCCCATGATGGTCATCCTCAGATTGTCCGGCGCGGAAAAAAGCGAGGCCGCACTATGAAGTGTAATCCACCTGATATTATTGGTAATGTTTTTAGGTAATTAATTTCACAACACTTTTTTAAGCAGATACTTAGCTTTGGGGCATCCTGGGGGCATAGCAGTAGGCATCCTGGAATTGAGCATATCCACCTGATCGCTATTCATATCCCCGATCCATTTTGAATATACTTCGTAGACCATACGCGCGTCTTCATGGCCCATCTGGGAAGCGATAAAAGAAGGGTTTGCACCCGCTGAAAGTGACCAACACGCGTAAGTATGGCGAGACTGGTACGGATCGCGCGTTCTGTTTTTTGCCCGCTCCATCCCGACTTTCCAGCCATAAGATATAGCGCTCTTTGAAAAATGAGGTTTTTTAACCTTCGATTTCTGGGGAACAAACACAAAACGCAGGCTTTGTTTTTCCGTTTTTCCATGCTCGCGGTGGTGGAAGACAATTTCTTTTTGATCGAGGTGGCCGGTGCATAAAAACTGCTCTTTCAATGCCTCCAGCGCAGGCTTCAAAAGTGTAATCGTTCTTATGCCCGTATCTGTTTTCGGTGGAACAAACAGACCTTTGTTCGTGAGGTTTCTGGATACATGGATTTCCCCTTTATTGAGGTCGATATCCCCCCAGGACAAAGCGCACAACTCACCGTGTCTCATGCCGGTGTGTACCGCGAGGATCCATATCGGACGATGCTTCTCTGGCATTGTCGCAAGCATGCTTTGATACTCGTCAAGCGTTAAAGGGTCAGGGTCTGTTTTTGAGGTTTTGAGATACGAAAGCCCCTCCCATGGGGAATGGGTAATAAACTGGCTACGGTTGGCCAGCTTCAACATTTCTACCAACACGCGCATGAGCATGTTCACAGTTGACGGAGAACGCCCTTGTTTGTTCAGTTGAGGCATTGCCGGATTGACGACATCCCCAGTCAAAAGTTGCTTCCTGTAGTTCAACAGATCAGCGTGCTGGATCTCTGAAATCGTGGTGTTCCTGCCAATTTCGCGGAGTAGGGTGTTTACGTTTGAAGCTAGCGTTTGCATCGAGGCTGCAGAAATTTCAAACTGTTTTGCATCAGTGAACAGATTACATAGTTCACTAAACGTGTTGATTCTCTTTGTAGTGGAAAATTTTCTCAGCGCTTTAGATTCGGGAAAATGATCCGCATAACTAAATTTCCCCATCTGTATTTCACTGACGATCACAGCCCGCAAATTACCAGCCTTTTTAACGTTCCCGCTTGTTGCTGCCCAGCCCCGGAGGACTTCACGGCAGCGAATGCCACGATAAGTGAAGGTGATCCTGATTTTTCCATTATGCAATTCAACCCCAGTTGGAAAACCCATCAAGCCTCCTGAACAAGCTGGTTTATACGGGGGTAGTTGTACCAAAGAACACCATTCCGGTTATCGGTCTCACCTTCAGCGGTGAGCCTTTTGAAATGAACGCCTTCGATCCACAATTTCAGCCGATAACTTTTGATTTGCCCTTCACTAAGGCCGGTTCTTTCAGTCAGTCTGGCTTCAACGACCCACTCTTCATTGAAAATGACCTGTGCCATAGATGACTCCTGGCAACCGGCGTGAGTATACCCACGTCTGTTGCATCGTGTTGATTATTCGAAATCAGGTAAAAAGTAGCCCGGCGCGTGGCCGGGCAAAAGGGATGACGTTGCAGTGCTTTCGCACCCAATAGCCAGCTCATAACTGGCTATCAGTTGCGTCATGGCTGTAGCTTCATCTCATCAATCCACTCAAGCCCTTCTGCGTCATTAACCTCGGATTCCTCCAAAGCATCACAGAAAGACGCGGCGACAATCTTCCCACCCATAAACGACATGCCAGCGCTTACGGGCGGCTCTTTACCGTCCTCATACTCAAAGACGAACGTCATTTTTCCCATATTCTCTCCTCATGCCGCACGCTGGGCGCGCAGCTTCTTCAGGTGATCTGCTGTTTCGATTTCTTCGGCGATCCGCTCGACCTGTGCTTTGGTCAGCGGCTCGAATTCATGCTGAAAGCGGCCCATGCTGGCGATGCAGGTGCGGCCGTGGCGGATGTAGTGGATTACTTCGTGGGTAGCGCGGAGGATTTTGCAGGGTGCACCGTGGGGATCGGAGTACCAGGTATTAGGCTGGATTATCCTGAACATTGGGACCACCTTTGACGAAGATCACCCAGTGGGTTTTGTCTGACTTGCCGGTGCGCTGCCAGATGACCGGCTTCTCGTCGGTAAGCGCCAGGATATTACTTACCGGGATCTGCGTTTCGTTCCATTTGAAGATGAGCACGCCGTGTGGCCACAACACCCGGAATGCCTCTGAGAACCCGGATCGCAAATCATCGCGCCATGTTTCTTTGTTGAGACGCCCGTACTTTTTACCCATCCACGCGTTATCGCCGACACGCTCGAGGTGCGGCGGATCGAACACGACGACAGGGAAAGTGTTATCGGCAAAAGGGAGGGCGCGGAAATCGGCAATAAGGTCCGGACTAATAACCAACTGGCGACCGTCGCAAAGCTCATGCTGTTCGGCGCGGATATCACTGAACACCGCGCGTTCGTCCTGCTTGTCGAACCAGAACATGCGCGATCCGCAGCACATGTCTAAAATTGCCTGCTGCATCACATCCCCCTCTGTTTATTCTTCAGTTCGATCACGCCCTGGCACTCCGCGCACGTCTGGCAGCCGGGAACGGCAGCGCGCCGCGGCTCCGGGATATCCTCGCCACATTCCGCGCAATGCTCAGCTGATACGGCGTTGCGGTTAAGACGGTGAGCGGAAAGGGCAGCGTTACGCTGAAGCTCTTCAATCTCTGTTGCTGTGTCGATGATATCGGCCATGGTTAATGCTCCCGGAACTGTCGGTTAATTCGGTTGAAGGTGAACGCCAGCAATAAAAAAGGAGCCTTAAGCTCCTGGGTGATTTTGGCTTTCATGATGGCAACCACTTCACTGCAAGGAAGGTCGTCATCGACTTATCGACCAGCTTAGTGTTGTGGTATTTAGCGATCGCCCAGGTGATAGCGAACAGAATCCAGCGGAAGTGGCTGGTGTAGGTCTTGAACGTCAGCCCATCGCAGACATCCCACGCACTCCAACTTTCGGGCCAGTCAGCTTCATAAACTGCCTGATATGCTTCCCAGTCATTGCTAAACCCACTATTGCAAAGCTCGCGGTAAATCTCGCGGACCTTCGCCTTGTCGCTATCTGGTGCGTCGTCGTCATCATCCCAATCTTCGTCTTCCGGCTGATCGCCTTCAGAATCTTCAAGATACTCGCTCAATGATTCTTTAAGGCTCTGGCAAAATGCCTCATGGTCATACTCTTTCGCCAGCATTTCGCAAGCCGAACAGCCCGCGCCAGCTTCCAATTTTTCGGACCAGTAGCCGGTATTTATCCCGCCCTCCCATGGGCCGAAAAAGTCGAACATGTCCGCGATACGGGAGAATGTCCAGGTTCCCATGTCGCCGGTAACAGTCAGATATCCCGGCCAGGTGATAATGTCGAAGTAATAACAGGACGTGCCGGGCTGCTTCATGCGCAGGTGGCGGTAAAGACCGTCATCACGGATTATTTCAAGTCGGTGAAAGGCGGTATCAAGCAGAAATCTGGTTGATGTATCGATCTGTCGGCGAATCATTGTTCGGCTCCAAACCGCCCGTTAAGGCGGCCAGTTTTGACGACGAACTCCAGGAGGCTAACTCCCAGAGCTTCAATTTTCTTGTGATGCTTGTTGATGATGGGAGGCACCGTTTCGTTCCAGTTAGGCTTTGGTTTCTTGCGCATGGCCTGCTGGATTTCTTCGGTGCAGCGGCGGCAGGCGGCACGTTCAATGCACTCCTGCCGTCGGCCTTCCTGCGATTGTTCTATGGCGCGCCGGGTGAACAGCCGCGATTTCCCCTGTGGCGTTACGACCTTCGGCTTCGTGACGAGGTCGAAAGTGCGGTCGCAGATGCCGTCCTCGTTGAGCCATTTTTCAGACTCAACAATCTGTGCTATCTGCCCGGAGCCGCGGGTGATGCCGTTGGCGACCCGGTTAAACTCGATGAGCGTTACGCCAAACTTCTCAGCGATTTCGCTGCCGGTTACCGGGCGGCCGCGCGTCTGAATCATCCAGATAACGCGCTCACGGAGGCCTGAGAATTGCCCGGTTCGTCCGGGCCTGCGGTAGAAAGGTGTGCGTTTCATTCGAGATCCAGTATGCGGCGCTTGGTGTCCGCAACAAGTTCGAGGAAGTCTTTTCGACGCGCGCGAAGCCGGGCTATTTCTGATTCACATTCGGCAGCTGTAAGGCGATAGACGATGAGCTGTTTACCGTCCGGGAAGTCTGAGCAGTAGCTGATGAAGTCCACCCAATCCCTGCCAGAGCAATCAAGGTGACCGACCAGTTGCCATCTGTATGCCGGATCAAAGGAGCCGCGGGTGAGGGTGGAGTAGTGAGTGGCGGCAATGACCGACTTAATCTCAACGAGCCCGTCCTGGCCAACAAGGCCGTCAGGGCTGTCGCCGTACGTTTCGTGATCAAAGAACCCGCCGTTATCCACGTCGACAAAGTTCATCTCTTCGTACAGCATGCGGGCAATTGGCTCCTGTTCGTGCCCGCGCTCCATGTGGTCGTTTGAGAAGCCAAACTCAGACTTGCAACCCTTAATCTGCTCAAGAGCCAACTGAAGTGCGTAACGCTTGGCTGGTTCGCCAAACGCCTTTCCATCGTTAGCCATAATCAGGCCGAAGTTTGACGCGGTGGCCTTACCCAGGCGAAGAGCATCCCACTCTTCACCGTTTTGCTCGACGTCGTGCCAGATCATGATGAACACTCCTGCTCAAGCTGGCGGCGATGCTCCGGAGAAATGTCCATTCTCGCCAGCACTGCATCAAGGTTCCCATCGCGTTTGAAGGCGGCCTTAGCGTTATTCCATGCCTGCGTTTTTTCCGGCGAAAGCACCGGCTTTGTAACGCGCGCCGGGCTTAAGCGGAGGCCTTCAACCGACTCCTTTCCGAACCGGACATTTTTATCGACGTAAACAGTGACCTTCACGCCAACCCAATCTTCAAGGAATGGCGATCCAGTAATGCTTTTCAGCATCTTGCTATTGGTGGCATTCAGAATCATCGGCTTGAGCTTTTCGCCTGGGCGCAGCTCGCGCTCTTCAAAATAAGCGGTGTTAAAAACGTCTTTGGTTTTTTTTGTTTTGTCGTTTTCTAACGTTGCTCGGGCGATCGTCAGAACTGTAGGCTCAACGATGTCGGCGCTGCTCAGGTAAGGGGAGTCAAAAGCTTTTCGGTAGTGAGTTTTAGATTCAGACATCTCATGCATCCTTAAAACGGGCAGCCGGTACGGTGCTCCCAGTCGTATTCCGCCTGGGCGTAAGCAACTGCCGAAATGAAATCGTTGTAGGCCTCGCCAGCTTTATCGCTGCGAAGTCCTGCGTATGGGCTGGAGTCAATCGGTACGGAGAAGTGGAAGAGGCCGGACGGTTCTTTCGGCATCATGTCTATGATTTCCCTGGCCCGGTCGTCGATCCACTTCTCTTTCTTGTCGGTGAGCTGCTGCTCCACCCAGCGCCGATCTTCGATTCGGTCGTAAGTGAGGTATGCGTTCATGGTTGCCTCAGTAATGAATTTTTGCGCAGGGGATCAGGTCATCTTTCAGAGCGGTAAGCACTTCGATAGCCTGTTCGCGGGTTAGGCTGGTGTGGCTGGTGAGGGCGTTAACGATGTTGGTACCGACTGTCTTGCGGTGCTTCACGTCAGCTTCACGCTTTGCCTGCTCGTCGGCTTTGCGCTTCTCTTCGGCCAGGCGATTTTTTTCTTTTGCTTCAGCCTCGCGAAGAATTCGGTCATTTTCTTCTTGCTGCTTTTGAATAGTCTCAGCGTTATTCAGGAGCTGTTTGATCTGCGCAATGGCTTGCTGTTTTGCATTTTCAGCCGCACCCATCAATGAGCCAAAGCGCTCATCAATAGGCCATTTCTCTGTTTCAGCCAGCGTGTCTTTAATGCACTGGATTGTGCCTCCCTGGCGAACACCTAAACGTCCAGACTGAGCGATGATTACCTGTTGCTGAATACCACTGATTTCACTAAGTGCATCCTGGTGCTGCTGGCGTTCACGGTTGGCTTTTTCTTCTGCATCACGAGTGGCTTTTTCAGCGGCTTCGCGTTGCAGTTTCTCATCTCGTTCACGCTGTGCCTGTTCCGCCTGGCGGCGCTGCTCTTCGCGGTCACGGTCAAACTTGTCATTCATCAGCAGGGCCATTTCGTGGTCTGCTTCGATCTGCGCGGCGAGTTGGCGGTCGAACTCTTCGTTCATAACCAGCGCTTCGGCGTGCATCGCGTTCATGGCTTCTTCAGCCTTAATGCGTTCCTGCTCGGCCTCCCATTCGGTGAGTGGTCGGCGGGTTGCATCGCGCAGCTCGTCGCAGGCATCAACGAATCGCTTAATTTCGGCCTCAGCCGGACGCACAGCCTCTTTCAGGCGCTTCAGGTACTCACGGCCCGGCTTTTCGATTGCCGTCTTGCTGCGCGACACCTGCGCCGCCAGAGAGGCGACACGGTCACGGACTTTCTTTGTAGACAGGTCCGGCACTTCGTTTACTGCCTGGCGGATTTGCTCGAGATACGCATCAAGGCCGCCAGCTACGTAAAGCACTGGCGCCTGTTCCGGCTTGATTTCGATGACAGTTAAGTCCGTTACATCGCTCATGGTTTCTCCTGAAATTTTGATGTGCAGATGCCGCCCGCGTAATGCCAGGCCGATCGGTTGAATAGGGTGCTTAGTGCTGCGCGATGTCTTTCGCCGGGAGCTCGCCGTTGCGGAGAATGCTTTCTACCGGCCAGCATTCTGCTGTTACTTTTTGCTCTGTAGCCGCCTGGCTGCATTCCTGCGGGCTGTCGTAAACGCCGAGAATGACGTCCTGATAATCACCGTTGGTCATTGCCACGGTCAGAACGAGTGCGAATAAAGTTTCCATCAGTGAAGAGTCCTCCCGATGGCGACGGCGTAAAGGCGCTTTGCTTCTTCCCACGCCGGAGCATTGCGATGGAGTACCGCGAACGACGCGAGCCGTTGGGCCTCTCTGATCTGCTGCTGGTTTACCATTATTTCCTCTTGGCCTTATCGCGGCGAACGGAACGGTTAAACAAGACTTCTGCGCTAATGGGCGGTGGATGGCCGCCAGTTGTCATAAATGGGCAGACTCGAAAATCTGCCTATGTATGGTCGATAAAAAACCCGCCGGAGCGGGTCTTCTTAGCAGTAAGTTTTGACGCCATTCTTGGCAAGGAACGCCTTAATCTCGTCGTAATCTTCAATCCCCCATTCCTCAAGGAAATCAAGGAAGCTGTTACGTGCTGCTTCCTTTGTTAATGCGTACATCAGGTTGCTAAAACCTGAAGGAAACTCTTCTTTCTCATCCATACCCTTACCCTCTGTCGTTACCCGCTGATGCGGGAGAAATGTTTTGGTGCTGGCTCCCCACAATGAAGTAGGGAAGGCCGTCGTCGCCTTGGTGAGGCATTACCTCACCAACTAGCTGATAACCGTCTTCCAGCCCAAAACATTCCATGTATTGGTCAGCGCCAACTCCCTGCCAGTGTTGCCCGTTCTCACGCCGTTCTCGCTCTCGCGCGGGGATACTCTCTCACCGACCGGATCGCACCCGGTGATACAGCACGTTTACGTGTAGGGGTCTTAACAGGTCATTGACGCTGTAAATCTGCATGTTGTTAAAAAGCAGGCGACTTGCTGTCCGCCGCTGGCTAACTTCGCTCAGCTGTCGATGTTTCGTTTCGATGGATTGATAATCACAGAATGTGTTTATGTAGTCAACACGAATTGTGATTATAAATGAACACATATCGTGTTGTTGTTGAATTTTATAGAAATTTATTTTTTCGGCGGGCATAAAAAAAGCCCACCTAAGTGGGCTTCAATCATGATTGATGGTTCTGGATGGGTTACTTGTAGGTAGTTGTCCCTGGATTTGTATACGCGTGATTAACAACGACGCCATCACGGATCAATACTTCAAGAACCTTTTTCGTTACATCGACTTTTGGCTTAGTGGAGAACATTCTTACGGCTGCATTAGAAGTTACGTATTCGTAGACCCACTTAACTTCATTGTCGCTTACGATCTCCTTTTTCACTGGTTCACCCATCAGGCGGAGAAGGTCAGCTTCTGTGGTCTGCTTACTAACGATTTGCGAAATCTTAGTTTCATCAAAGTCTTTTCCAGCATGGGCTGTGCTCTTCATAACACATCCAGATAACAGCGCAGAAACTACCAAAGCCAAAATTATTTTTTTCATTCCTGGTTCCGTCCTAATTGGTTTTTAAAGCTTCATCATAGTTTGAATGGCAACACCAATAATTCTGCAGTTACCATTCACTTGGATCAGGGGATACTGCGGATTGAGGCCTTTGAGGTATCTATTACCGCCGTCGATAACCAACTTTTTGAATGTCGCTTCATTAGCGTCGGTAAGTTTAGCTATTACCAGGCTTCCGTTTACTGGTTCTTTCCCGGTATCCACAAGAACCATCATGCCCTCAGGGATGCTTAGTCCAACGGGTGATGTCATAGAGTCTCCCTGAACACGTAACCAGAAAGCCGTTCCCTCAATATGAGCATCAGATTCATACCATTCCTCTATGTCTTTCAGAGTATATGGCTCGTTAGCCTCACACCACGCCCCTGCGCTTACCCAGCTAATCAAAGGATACTTTGCTCCTGGTTTGTAATGGGCAACAAAGTCATCTCCAAATAATAGCTCAGGGGCGGAGATACCCAAAGCCTTGGCGATAACCTCTGCATCATCAACGCTCACACTACGTGTGCCAGCCTCATAGTTTCCTATGCGTGATTGCGAAGCCCACCCACAAAGATCAGCTAATGCCCTCTGAGATAGGCCTTTTGACTCACGAATGCGCTTAATTCTGCTGGCTATAGATTCATTTTTTTTCATACGCATATTTTTATCACGTAGCGTGTTGGAATGCCTTTCACGATTTGTGTTGATTATTAATCACGAATTGTGTTTAATGATGCTGAGTGACCATTATTGAAAGGATCAGCATGAACAATATCGCCAACGAACGTAAGAAGCTTGGCATCACTCAATCAGAGTTAGCGGGCTCATGCGGCTGGAACCAGTCCCGCCTTGCTAACTATGAAGCTGGCATACGAGCACCAGACCTGGAGTCGTGCCGCCGCCTGGTTGAGGCGATGAACAAGCTGGGGAGCAACACATCTCTTGATGCCTTGTTCCCACCAAAAAGCAACGCCGCCTGACCGGCGGCCCTAACCACGAAAGGGAAAGCAATGCATTCACTTGCGTATCAACACAATACCGGAATACACCCGGGAGCGATGATAAACCGCGCTCAAGCTAAAGCGGCGCCAGACCACGAAAAGATCCGCGATGCGGTCCGGGCATGGTCGTCGGCGCTGGACAATCAGGACGTGGTTTCGGCGCTGATCATCAACGAATACCGGGAACAGGGTGGGAACGCTATCAGCTTCCCGGAGGACATCAGCCGGGCGCGACAGAAGCTATTTCGCTTCCTGGATAACCGTTTCGACTCCGAGCAGTACCGCGAGAACGTGCGCCAGCTGACACCGGCAATCATGGCTGTTCTGCCGGTTGAGTATCGCACTCGCCTAATCGGTGCCGATTGCAAAATGTCTCGTCTGGCTGAAGCCGAGAAAGAACTCGCAGAAGCTAAACAGGCTGTGCTGCTGGACGCTCCAGAGCATCAGAAGCTGAAAGAGGTAAGTGAGGGCATAGCGTCGCTGTTCCGCCTCATGCCGGAGCAAGTAGGACCGCTGATGACGATGGTCACGTCGATGCTGGGGGTCATGTGAGAACTACAGAAATGGCGAAAGCCGGTCTGCGCGAACAGAACCGACTTTCAAGTGCAAATCGTTTGGACTCTTTGCAGGAGTAAGTATGTCAAACACCGCCAAAGTAATCAAATTCCCTGCGCAACAACCTGCGCAGCAGGAGAATCGCATGGCCGATCTGGAAAATGGCTATCTTCGCCTTGCTAACCAGATTCAGGATGCCCTGTGTTTCGTAGAGCTTTCGGGGCGTGAGTTCCGCGTGCTGAATGCTATTGTTCGCCTGACGTATGGCTGGTCCAAGAAAGAGGACCGGATCACCAACAGTCTCATTGCAGATAAAACCAGACTGGCCGTTAAGCACGTTTCTGAAGCTGTGCTCAGCCTGGCTTATCGCAACATCATCAAGATGCGCAGAATCGGGCAGACACGTTACATCGGGATTAACACGCTCCTGGATAGCTGGGCTTACACAAAGCCAAAATGTGCAAAGTGCCCGGTCAGGTTTCCGGTCGCTGAAGTTGTAACGCAGGTTATTACCATCCCTGAAATCGGGGATAGCAAAATCGCCCCACAAACCATCCCTGAAAACAGGGATAACCATCCCCAAAAACAGGGGGATGTATCCCTGAAAACAGGGAACACCAAAGACATTCTTCCAAAGACAAATATAAAACCTAATACCCCCTCTAATCCCCCAGGGGGGAAGAGCAAGTTTGATCCGCTCGGAATTGACGTTCCTAAATGGCTAAATCAAACCGCCTGGGAGGAATGGGTTGCCTACCGTAAACAATCTGGCAAGCCGATCAAAACTGAGCTGACCGTCACGAAGGCGTTCAAGCTGCTGAAAGAGTGCCTGGAAGACGGGCACAACCCGATCGACGTGATCAACACCAGTATTGCGAACGGATATCAGGGACTGTTTAAGCCTAAGTTCGCTGTCAAGCCAGCCGCTAAACCGGATCTGGACTTCAACAACACTGACTGGGCCTATGAGGTGATGCGATGAAATCTCTTGCAGAGCAGATGCACAACCACGACCGCGATCAGATGAGCCGCATAGCCCATAACCTGCCAGAGCAGTACCAGGAGCGTGCGCCGGTCGAGCAGGTGGCGCAGGTATTCAACAAACTGTTCAACGAGCTGCGCGCCGCGTTCCCGGCCAGCATGGCGAACTTCCGCACCCAGGACGACCTGAACGAATTCCGCCGTCAGTGGCTGCTGGCGTTTCAGGAGAACGGGATCCACTCAATGGCTCAGGTCGATGCCGGTATGCGCATTGCCCGCCGCCAGGAACGGCCATTCCTGCCGTCGCCGGGCCAGTTCGTCGCCTGGTGCAAGCAAAGTGGCGGCGCGCTGGGTATCACCGCTGATCAGGTGATCGCCGAATACTGGGACTGGCGTAACCGCTCGTTCGAATTCACTTCCAGCGAGCAATTCCCCTGGTCGCAGCCGGTCATGTACCACATCTGCGTAGAACTTCGGCACCGCAGCACAGAGCGCCAGTTAACGCATGGTGAGCTGGCGCGCGAGGCGGGCGATCTGCTGGACATGTGGGAGAAGCGTGTCGCTGAGGGTAAGCCAGTGCCGCCGGTACGCCGGGCAATTGCAGCACCGGCTGCCGAACACGGGCCAACGCCGATCCAGCTGCTTCAGGCGAAGTACAACCGTAACAAGTCGAACGGGATGGTGTGAGATGGACAGCTTAAAACAACGCATCGTTGATTACGTGGCCGCTAACCAGCCTGTTAAACGCGCTGACCTCATTGAGGTAATTGGCATCAGTGGCAAGGGCCTGGACCGTGAAATCGCTGCACTGCGCAACCTGGGTCATATTTTCAGCATGGCTGGCTTCGGCTACTTCACCAGTGAAGCGAAATATCAGGAGTGGCGTAAAGGCGAGGGTGCTCATCATCTGAAGAACCGGGCGATGAAAGGCGCATTCAGCAGCGCAAAAGCGAGAAGAGTAAGCGATAGCAGCCACCCGGCGCGGATCGTGGCCGTATTGAGCGATGGCAGCAAGCTGGGTGCTACACAAATCGCAGATGCCATGGGAGCCACTTACCGGAGCATCTCCAGTGTTATCTCAGTGATGGTAAACACAGGTGAGCTGAAGTTTGAAGGTCCGAAAGGTCACCGTGTTTATTCGCTGTCGCAGGCCAAAAAGAAAGCCAACCGCCGTGCTGAGTCGGTAAACGTGATCTGCCAGGAGTGCAGGAACAGTCCGGCGATGAAAAGGGTATTGATGGTTTGGGGGAGGGTAGGGGTATGAGCATGATGGATTTTGCAGAAACTAAAAAGGCGATCGACGCCATCACAACCGACTGGTCTATCCGTGGCCCGTTTCATGAAGACGACGGTAAATATTACGCTTTGCTTCGCGGAGAGTGGATCGGTGGCGGGCATATCGGAAAACGGAAGGCTCTTGACGCAATCTTCGAAAAGTTAACCAGAGAGGCCGCCCAATGAGCAACATCGACAAACAGGCACTTAAGCCAGTCGGAAAGTTTGCGTTTGAGTCTGTCGGTGCCCGCTGGCATCACGTAAAGCACGGTGAGGCTCAAATCACACTACCGAAACTACCACTGATGAGGCTTTACGCTGAAAATGATGTCCAGGCGCTGCTGGATGAGCTGGAAGCCAAAGACCGGCGGATTGCTGAGGTTGAATCACAGCGGCGAATGGCTTTCATGGCCTGCAATCGCTGGGCTGATAAGTTTCGAGAGTCAGAAGCAAAGCTGGAAGCCGCAGAGAATCGTATTGCTGAACTAGATGTATGATATACAACAATATCCAGTTACAACTCAATGTCTAAAAGGGGTATAATCCCGAGAAATGAACATAATTCCAGCTAGAATTATATGACTAAGAATGACCTCGAATCCTTGTCTAACATTAGATTTAACGAAGCTAAATGTTTGTTTGCTAATGGGTTATACCATGGTGCTTATTATCTTTGTGGGTATGCTGTTGAGTGCGCACTAAAGGCTTGTATTGCAAAGACATTTCTGCAACACGAATTCCCTAATAAGAGCACAGTGATCGACTCCTATACTCATGATTTATCGAAACTTCTGAAGATCGCTAACTTACATCAAATGTTGCTTGCCGACTCAAGAAATGATGCGTCGTTAGAAATAAACTGGACAGTCGTAAAAGACTGGAGTGAGCAGTTTCGTTACGATACCAACATAACTAGAGCATTGTCAGAACAACTCATTGATGCTGTAGGTGACCAAAATTCTGGAGTTTTGAAATGGTTAAAAACACACTGGTAGTCGGCAGGGAATTGACTAAAGATATGGAGTTCTCTGGTCAATTTTTATTGAAAAAATTGAAAGCAGAGGATTTAACTGTTGATGCCGCTTTGTGGTTCTATTACCCAGATCTATCATGGCGATATATGTTGGTAATAAAAGAGGTTCAAGAACGTGGGCCAGCCTATGTTTATAAAAAAATCAGCGACATAAACAGGAATAGCATTTCGAAAAAATACAAACCAATCCCTTTGGAAGCAATTGAAGCCAAGGGTGATAGCGACTACGTTTACAAGATGCTTAAAGGATTTTCTAGGGTTAGCAACAGCACGATTCGTCTAACTAACTCTATGGTGAACGGTCTTGAAATCGTTGATTGCCTTATCTATGAGTTGAAATAAAAATCACACTAAATCTGCTTTGATTTTCAACAATCAACCCGCCATAATCATGTCATCGGAGCCTGAACAACTCCGGTGACTTCTGCGCATTTAAGGGGACTTAAATGCGACCACAATCTGAACTCCTCACCTTGTCACAGATGCAGAAATGCACCTGCGATTTTCTGCATTCTGAGTTACCTCTCGGAGGTGGCGTATGAAGCAGCACTACTGCATCGTTAACGACACCGTGAAACACAACCTCATTGAATACATCCGCACTCTGCCAGTAAACCCTCGCGCGCCGATGGTGGTAGAGGCCCGGGAAGAGACCCGCACTGACAAGCAAAACCGCCTGATGTGGCCGTTGCTGAAGGACCTCTCCGACCAGGTTGTCTGGCACGGCGAAAAGTTGACCCGCGAGGAATGGAAGGACCTCATTACCGTTCTGGTGAATCAGACTCAGGACCAGGAACAGAAATCTGCTCCTGGCATCAACGGCGGCCGCGTTTATTTCGGCGTTCGCACATCAAAATCCAGCAAGCGCTACATGGTCGACGTCATCGAGGCGATTTACTGGTTCGGTACCGACCGCGGCGTGAAGTTCTCCGAAGCATCCAGTAAGCGCATCGCCTGGGCGCAAGAGTGGAGGGCTTCCCGTGGCTAATCCTCTCGCACGCGTCATCACAAATCACATCTTCAACGTTCCGGTGCGCCGCCAGCGCAAGCCTGAGGTTAAGCCTTCCGACATCCCGACCATGAAAGACTACACCGCCCGCCTGGTGGATAAGAAATGGCTGCGTCTCGCGGCACGGAGGGCGCATGGCTAATTTGTGCAAAGCGGCTCGCGGGCGCGAATGTCAGGTGCGGATCCCCGGCGTATGCAACGGCAACCCTGAAACCTCAGTGCTGGCACATATCCGTCTGGCGGGTCTGTGCGGTACCGGAATCAAACCGCCTGACCTAATCGCCACTATCGCATGCAGCAACTGCCACGATGAGATTGATCGCCGTACGCGTCTGGTCGATGCCGAATATGCAAAGGAGTGCGCGCTGGAGGGCATGGCCCGCACGCAGGTTATCTGGCTGAAAGAGGGGCTCGTGAAAGTATGAATATTTACGAGATCACACCCGTAAGCAAACCACGCATGACTCAACGCGACAGGTGGGTAAAGCGTCCGGCAACAGCAGCATATTGGGCTTTCAAAGACGAAGTGCGCCTGCTTGGGATCTGTCTGCCTGAGTCCGGATATCACGTCACCTTCGTCATTCCCATGCCAAAAAGCTGGAGCCAGAAGAAGCGCTCGCAACTGAACGGCCAAGCTCATCAGCAGAAACCGGATAAAGACAACCTGGAAAAGGCGCTACTCGATGCCATTTTCGATGACGACAGCCGCGTGTGGGATGGCCGGGTGACAAAGCTTTGGGGAGAGAAGGGGCAGATAATTATTGGGGAGTGCGCGCCGTGACCAGAGACGAGATAACCCGATACCAGGTTGAGAGCATTAAGCGCGCCAACCTGCCACCAGTAGCAAAGCACAGTCAGACCAAAACCAATCAGCCACAGAAGGAAGCCGCATGAACAGTCAGCAACTGGAATACGTACGTCAGCAGCTCATTGTGGCGACCGCAGATCTGAGCGGGGCGACGAAAGGGCAACTGGTAGCTTTCGCTGAGAATGCGCAATTCACCGCGACGGCGCGCAGTCGGGGTCGGAAAAAAGTATTCGACAAAGATAAGCAGCGCATGATCAACCCGGACGGACCACCGATGAGTGGGAGCCAGTCCCGCGCAAAGGGCTCATCCATCGCACTGGTTAGTCCTGTAGAGTTCGGTACCGCATCATGGCGCCGCGCTGTCCTGTCGCTGGAAGACCACCAGAAAGCGTGGCTGCTCTGGAACTACAGCGAGAACATCCGCTTCGAGTATCAGGTGGCCATAACCCAGTGGGCATGGGCAGAGTTCCGGGAGCATCTCGGCGCGAAGAAGGTGGCGGGCAAGACGATGGAGCGCCTGAAGAAACTTATCTGGCTGGCTGCGCAAGACGTCAAGGCTGAGCTGGCAGGGCGCGAAACGTACGAATACCAGGTAATGGCAGAACTGGCTGGCGTGGCGAAATCCACATGGACAGAGACGTACCTGCCTCACTGGCTGGCGATGCGGAACAGCTTTAAGCGACTCGATAGTGGCGCTCTTATCTCCGTAACGCGATCACGTTCACAACAAAAGGCGACTAATTTGGATGCAAGTCTTGCAAAACCGAACTGAAACGCATATATTTCATGTAAATCTGATATCGTCGCCATAGCTTCGTAGGTCGACAAAGAATTAAGAGCCTCGCCATCGTGCGGGGCTTTATTTTACATCCGAGAATTTTGCCCAAAGGTATGCCTTGAGGCGAGCGTTTCGGGTTGGGTGCGCCAAAGGAGCCATCGTAGGCCAGACCTCTTTGAGGGCGGCAGTATCGCGAGAACTGCAAACCGATGACCGCCGGGAAAGTCCGGCATCAGAAAGAATGACAGAGCCCGAGGTTAACGCCTTGGGCTTTTTCGTATCTGCACAACAGGAAAGAGCATTGGCGTGAAGGGCTCATAACCCAACCCACGCAGCAGCATGGAGTTGGCGCGAAGTGCTCAGTGCTCTGTCCGTTGTGGTGAATGCGCAGGCTGATGCGCTAGAGACGGCACCCCCTTAATGAGGACTGCGCTATCTCTGGAGAAAAGTCTTGGGGCACACGATGTCAGAGAAAGCCGGAGTTCAGCACCGGCCACCACAAACCAAACCCAATGCCTGGGACCCTTCGGCCAGAGAGCCGACATTGCCTTACCCTCATCTTCCTGGCTTGTCGCCAGGTTTTTTATTCAGGCCGCAGACAATCACTTTCAGATGCCCCGTAGCTATCGTGTCTGACGGCCTTTCCTACTACACGAACAGCACCCGCAAATAACGCGAGGTGAGAGCATGTATCGAATGGAAAAAATAACCACTGGTGCAGCCTATGGTGCTTCAGCCGGGAGCATCCTCAACGGAATGTTGAATGCCTACAGCCCCGAGCAGTGGAATGCGATCGGCGTGCTGGTGGGTATCATCATTGCCGTACTGACGTACCTGACGAATCTGTATTTCAAGATCCGCGAAGACAACCGCCGCAGCAGGAGCCGAGATGAACCCGACACTCAGGAATAAGCTGGTGGGTGCCATTGTTGGCGGATCCGGAGCAATCACCATTGCTGCAGTAATGCTGGGCAATGCTGATGGGCTGGAAGGGCGGCGTTATTATGCCTATCAGGATGTGGTCGGCATCTGGACTGTTTGCGATGGGCACACCGGTGCGGATATTCGCCGCGGCCACCGCTACACAGATAAAGAGTGCGACAACCTGCTGAAGGCGGATCTGCGAAAGGTGGCAAACACTATCGATCCGCTGATCAAGGTACGCATTCCTGAGCCTACGCGTGCCGCGCTTTACTCCTTCACCTATAACGTTGGCTCTGGTGCTTTCGCCAACTCGACGCTGCTTAAGAAGCTGAACGCCGGTGATGTGCCGGGGGCATGCAAAGAACTGCAGCGCTGGACGTATGCCGGTGGCAAGCAGTGGAAGGGGCTTATTACCCGACGCGAGATTGAGCGTGAAGTCTGCGAGTGGGGCCAGAAATGAGCCGATTAACCGCAATCATCTGTGCTGTCGTTATCTGCCTGCTGGTTTCAATGGCCTGGGCGATTAACCACTACCGCGACAATGCCATCACCTACAAAGAACAGTGCGATAAAGCCACTGAGAAACTCAGCCTGGCTAACGCCACCATCAAAGACATGCAGGTGCGCCAGCGTGATGTCGCTGCTCTGGATGCCAAATACACGAAGGAATTGTCCGATGCGAAAAAGCAGCTTGATGATCTGCAGCGTTGTGTTCGCGATGGCAAGTGTGGGCTGCACGTCAACGCCAGATGTCCCGCGAACGGAGAGACCGGAACCGGCGGCGTGGGCGATGCTTCCGGCCCCCGACTTACTGACTCCGCTGAACGGGATTATTTCACCCTCAGAGAGCGAATCATCACAGTGACTAAGCAGGTCGGTTATCTGCAGGACTACATCAAAGAACAGTGCCTGAAATGATTTGTGTAACCCCGCAAGGAAGGTGATCACATCTTGCTGACGGGAAAGCCGTAAGTGGCTAAGCACTTCTGAGAAGCAGGGCAACAGCTGCGACACGTGGAGAACGAAATGGCTACCGTCTACCGAATCACAATCACCAAAAAATCCAAAGAGACCTTCACCGGGCTCATGACCCGCAGCCAGCCAGAGATCGTCAATGGTTATGTCGCTCTGGCTATGGATGATGGCAAATGGCGCTACTTCAGCCAGGACAGCATGAGGACTTTCTCTTTGAGCCTGTGGAGCAGCCTGCAGGAGAAACAACGGAGTAACTCATGGCTAACGATGACGAGCACAGGCCATATCCGCCAGTTAACTTCATCGCATCCGAGAACTGGCAGCCATACACCAGGTTGATCCCCGCCAATGAAGTGCATGAATGGATAAGCCGACAGATCCTCAGCGATACCGGAAGCATCCATAACCCTGACCACGAACACCTGCTAGAGGCTGATCTCTGCTTCATGTGGGCGTCTGACTCATTCGCGAAGAAGGGGCGCTACGTTCTCGGTCAGGCCGAACAGGTAATGCTCCGCGCTGGTGGGTGGCAAAAGGCCAGAATGGAACAGCAGATGTATGAATGGTTCGGGCGTATACCGAAGTTCATCATCACGCTGGCGGCCGACTACTGCTCACAATGTAGTGATCTCGAATTCTGCGCTCTGGTAGAGCATGAGCTTTACCACATCGCCCAGGCCACCGATGATTTCGGAGCGCCAAGGTTCAACAAAGAGACCGGGCAGCCAGTGCTTACACTGCGCGGCCACGACGTCGAAGAATTCACTGGTGTAGTACGTCGATACGGCGCCAGCAAAGAAGTACAGGAGCTCGTTGATGCGGCCAATGCGCCAGCAGAAGTGGCTCACATCGATATAGCCAGGTCATGCGGCACATGCATGTTAAAGCTGGCCTAACAATATGACTGATTATGACAGGCAGGTAATCCATGGCGACACTGAAAGGTGAGGTCAAAGCCTTCATCGTTCAGTCCCTTGCCTGCTTCGATACTCCATCCCAGGTGGTTGAGCTGGTCAAAAAGGAATTTGGCCTGAGCATCACTCGTCAGCAGGTCGAATCCCACGACCCGACGAAAGCAAACGGCAGGGGGCTGGCGCAGAAATGGGTTGAGCTATTTCACGAAACCCGTAAGCGCTTCCAGACCGAATTAAGCGACATTCCGATCGCCAACAAAGCATATCGTCTCCGTGCACTTGACCGGATGATGACTCGCGCTGAGGGAATGAAAAACATGGCGCTGGCTGCATCTCTGATGGAGCAGGCCGCCAAAGAGGTTGGCGACGCGTACAGCAACAAACAGAAGGTCGAGCACACCAGCCCTGACGGAACCATGACTCCGCAGCCGACCATCATCCAGCTACTCCCCGTTGAGCCGAAAGCATGAGTAACGCCGTTCAACTGCCGATCCCCGCCAAGCTTGCGCCACTGTTCACCGCCGTGAATAAGCGTTACCGGTGCTCGCATGGTGGGCGTGGTAGTGCCAAGACGCGCACATTCGCGCTGATGACTGCCGTAAAGGCGTATCAGTCGATGATGAACGGCGAGAGTGGCGTGGTGCTCTGCGCTCGTGAGTTCATGAACTCTCTGGAAGAGTCGAGTATGCAGGAGGTGAAACAGGCGATCCTGTCTGTTCCATGGCTGGCTTCCAACTTTGATATCGGCGAGAAGTACATCCGCACCATCGACAAAAGCGTTAACTACGTGTTCTGCGGCCTGCGGCATAACCTCGACAGCATCAAGTCGAAAGCGCGCATCCTGCTCTGCTGGGTGGACGAGGCTGAATCAGTCAGTGAAATAGCCTGGCAGAAGCTGAGTCCGACCGTTCGTGAAGAGGGATCAGAGATTTGGGTGACGTGGAACCCGGAGCGAGATGGCAGCGCCACGGATAAGCGTTTCCGTAAAGAGGCTGGCGAAGACTGTGTCACCGTTGAGATGAACTACACGGATAACCCGTGGTTCCCTGACGTGCTGGAAGGCGAGCGACAGAACGATGCGCGCCGCCTCGATCCGGCAACATACGCGTGGGTTTGGGAAGGGGCTTACCTCGAAAACTCCGATAAGCAGGTGCTGGCCGGTAAATACCGGATTGCTGAGTTCTCGGATAACCTCTGGAAAGAAGCCGAGCGGTTGTTCTTCGGCGCTGATTTCGGTTTCGCCAAAGACCCTAATACTCTGGTGCGGTCGTTCATCCTGCACAACCGGCTGTACATCGAGTACGAGGCATACGGTCAGCAGACAGAGCTCGACCACATGCCAGAGCTATACGACACAATTCCCGGATCGCGTGACTGGCCCATCAAGGCCGACTCCGCACGACCTGAGACAATCAGCTATCTCAAGCGCCAGGGCTTCAACATCTCGGCTGCCGAAAAATGGCAGGGTAGTGTTGAGGACGGGATAGCCCATCTTCGTGGGTTCGACGAAATCATTATCCACCCACGCTGTAAGAATGTTGCCCGAGAGGCGCGCATGTGGTCGTACAAAACGGACCGCATCACCGGCGAGGTATTGCCTAAGTTGGCCGACGGCTATGAGCACTGCTGGGACGGAATTCGTTACAGCCTCGACGGACACATTAAGCGCAAAGGTCAAATGGCCGGAATGATGATTCCAAAACGCCTTCGCTAACCAAACGGACAAACCATGACTGACAAATTAACTCTCGCCGTCAACCATGCGTTGAACGATGCGCGGATGGCGCGCGCCCGTATGGGGCTGATGGCTCCGACGATGGGGCTGGACAATAAGCGCCACTCCGCATGGTGCGAGTATGGCTTCCCTGAGCAGGTAACCTACGAAAACCTCTATGCCCTGTACCGGCGAGGTGGCATAGCGCACGGTGCAGTTGAGAAGTTGGTGGGCAAGTGCTGGCAGACTAACCCGGAGATAATCGAGGGTGACGATGCCGACGAGAGCAAGGATGAAACTGCTTGGGAGAAAAAGTCCAAACAGGTATTCACCAACCGATTCTGGCGCTCATTCGCTGAGGCTGATCGCCGCCGCCTGGTGGGCCGTTATGCTGGCATCCTACTTCATGTCCGCGACGAAAAAGACTGGAACCTTCCTGTTACTAAAGGTCGAGGGCTACAGAAGGTTTCCGTGGCATGGGCAGGATCGCTCACGGTGAGCGAGTGGGACACTGGCCTGAACTCGAAGACGTACGGCCAGCCAAAGATGTGGCAGTACGCCGAACGGTTGCCCAATGGCTCAAGCCGTCGCGTCAACATTCACCCCGATCGCGTTTTCATCCTTGGCGATTACTCAGATGATGCTATTGGTTTCCTTGAGCCAGCTTATAACGCCTTTGTGAGCCTGGAAAAAGTAGAGGGAGGGTCTGGCGAGTCATTCCTGAAGAACGCCGCTCGCCAGCTCAATGTCAACTTCGAGAAGGAAATCGACTTCAACAATCTTGCGTCACTTTATGGCGTGAGCATTGACGAGCTGCAGGATAAGTTTAACGACGTTGCCGGTGAAATGAACCGTGGTAACGATGTTCTGATGACAACCCAAGGGGCAACAGTTACACCGCTGGTCACTGCTGTTGCCGATCCGTCAGCAACCTATACCGTCAACCTCCAAACAGCAGCCGCAGGAGTTGATATTCCTACGCGCATCCTGGTTGGTAACCAGCAGGCTGAGCGCTCCAGCACCGAAGACCAGAAATACTTTAATGCTCGCTGTCAGTCGCGCCGCGTAGACCTCTCTTTCGAAATAGAGGACTTCTGCGACAAGCTTATCGACCTGCAGATCGTCGACTCGGTCAGCCAGAAGGCTGTTATCTGGGATGACCTGAACGAACAGACCGGTACTGAGAAGCTCACCAACGCTAAGACTATGGGCGAGATTAACCAGACCATGCAGGGTAGCGGCGACGAACCGGCGTTTAGCCGCGAAGAGATTCGCACCGCTGCGGGCTATGACAATGACGACGAAGATCCGTTAGGAGAAGAGGATGGCGACGAAGAAGGCGAAGCCACCGATTCTGCCGCGTAACTATCAGGATCCGACTGGGGCCGATGCGCTGGAACGCCGGGCAATGAAAGACTTCGCCAGGCGCATGAATAAGATTGGCAAGGCGTACAAATCAGCACTCGACAAAATACCTTCCTCCCTCGCAGTAAACGCCAGATACGAATACCAGCTAAACCCAACGTTACTCTCCATCATCCTGAACGATGCCAGTTACCTGGTAGATCAGGTCCTGCTTGAGGGTGGCGATTACGACCTGTGGTTTTACGAGTACATCGATCTGGCATCGGAGAAAGGGACCGGGCAGTCGTTCTACAACCTCAGCCAGCAATCCCCGGTGTATGCCGCCGGTCGTGATTCGCTGGCGTCCATCCTCGCAAGCGACCCGTATCAGCAACGCATGGCGCTGGTGCATGCCCGTGTGTTTGAGGAAATGAAGGGGCTGACGGCTGACGTTAAGCGCGACATGGCGCGCGTGCTGACTGATGGCGTGGGCCGTGGCCTCAATCCGCTGGATATTGCCCGCAATCTGACCGACCAGACCGGTATCGAGAAGCGCCGGGCAAACCGTATAGCACGCACTGAAGTGACTACCGCGCTGCGACGGGCTAAGTGGGATGAAGACCAGGAGGCGAATGACCTCTTCGGCCTGAAAACGCTGCTGGTTCATATCTCAGCGCTGTCGCCGACAACGCGACATACCCACGCAGTGCGCCATGCCCACCTCTACACCAACGAAGAGGTGCGTGACTGGTACAGCAAAGATGGCAACTCCATCAACTGCAAATGCAGCCAGCAGTCGGTGCTGGTGGATGCGGACGGCAAGCCGGAATACCCGGACACCATCACGAAACTCAAACAGGAATATAAATCGATGCAGGCGCGCGGTTACGCCTGGGCGGAGAAATAGCTATGCCTATGCAGGTAAACATCACCACGAAGGTGAACAGCCAGTCTATCCGGCGCGAAACATACAACGGCCGCGAGCATCTGGTGCTGCCGAGCTACACGCTGCCGGCGAACGTCGTCATGAATGGAGGGCTCTACACACAAGAGCAAATCGATGCCCACTATCAGGGCCTGGAGGGCACCCTGGCGCCGCTGGGCCACCCTCAGGTTAACGGTCAGTTCGTGTCTGCTTTCTCCCCGGAGGGGATTAACGCGGGCCATATCGGCGCGTGGAACCGCAACGTTAAGAAGTCCGGTAATCGCATCTACCTCGAAAAGTGGGTTGATGTGGCCCGCGCCAGCGAGTCGGAAGGTGGCAGGGAGCTGCTTGAACGCGTCGCTGCGATTGAGCGCGGTGAAGACGTTCCGCCGATTCATACCAGTGTGGCCGCATTCCTCGACCAACTTGAGCCTAACGAGCAACAACGCGCAACGGGTGCCGAGTGGGTAGCTGATATCCACGGCATGGACCACGACGCAATCCTTCTGCACGAAGTCGGAGCGGCCACCCCTGAGCAAGGTGTTGGCCTGATGGTCAATGCCGATCTGGCGCAGCCGCTTAAGGCAAACTCCGGCGCGCTGGTGGGTGAATCATACCGGGAGCGTGAACAGCGCCTCGATCGTGCAGCCAAAGCTAAATTTGCGCCGGGCACGGATGAATATGCCTGGGTTGCTGACTTCACTGACTCGCAGGTGGTCATCGTGCGAAATGGCGGCGATGCGCAGGTTTACGGTTATTCCGCTGATGGCGGGAAGATCACAATCGACGATACCGGCACCGCAGTAGCGCGCCAGGAGTCGTGGGTGGCCGTCGTGGCAAACAAATTCAAAGCTCTATTCACACCGCAGGAACAGCCTGCACCAAACCACAAAACGGAGGGCGACATGCCTTTAACCAAAGAAGAACTGGAACAAATCGGCAGCATGATCGGCCAGGCTGTTGCGACCAACACGGAAGCGGCTATTAAGCCTCTCGCGGAGAAGGTTGATGCACTGCAGGCCAATCAGCAGCAGCTCGCTGAAACCCTGACTGCCAACTCTCGCGCCGAAGAGAAAACAAAGCGCGAAGCGGTTGCGAAGGTCCATGGCGATATCGTGGCTAACGCACTGTCAGGCGAAGCGCTGGACGCGATGTTCAAGTCACTTGGCGAAGCTGCTCCGCTGGGCACCAACAATGCACAGCAGCACAAAGAAACCGGCGCGCCTTCTGCTGCCGAATACTTCAAATAAGGAGCCGGAATAATGCCACGTTATCGTCGCGTTAATATCGACGGTCAGTCTCTGTACAAGACCGAAACTCGCACCACGGCCGCCGCGCTGCTTCCAGGCACCGCCGCAACCATCAACTCATCCGATAAATTCGCTCAGGCTACTGCGCTGACCGGCCGCCTGTACATCATCGATGTCGGTTACCACCAGGGCCTGACTATCACAGAGGCAATTCCTGCCGGTGATTCAGCTGTCGGCAACTACGTCGAAGAAGGGCGTGAGTTGGCTCTGCTGTGCGTGCCTGGGGCGTACAAGAAAGACAGCCCGATCAAACTGGGTACGGCTGGTCAGTTTACCCTGGCAACCGATGACACTGATTCAGTGATCGGCTACAGCCAGGATGAACACACCATCGCAGCCAGCACCACCGACTTCATTCGCGTGCGCATGCGCGTTGGCACTGTCGCCGCAGCTGGCGCGTAACAAAAGGACAAACACATATGTACTTCTCTAAAGAGACGCTGGCGACAAACTCCCGCCTCGGCGGGCACTGGAGCGAGCTGTGGGCAAACCGCAACATGTGGAACCTGCAAAACGATTCCATCATCGCGGCTAACCGCGCAATCATGACGCCTGACATGCTGGCCTGTAACGCAGTTGGCGGTTTCTCCCGTGACTTCTGGGCTGAGATTGACAACCAGGTGCTGCAGCTGCGCGATCAGGAAGTCGGCATGGAAATCGTGAACGACCTGATCGGCGTTCAGACGGTGCTGCCGGTCGGTAAGACCGCAAAGCTGTATAACGTGGTAGGCGACATCGCTGACGACGTGTCAGTAAGCATCGATGGCCAGGCACCGTTCTCCTTCGACCACACTGAATATGCCAGCGACGGGGATCCGATTCCGGTATTCACTGCCGGTTACGGGGTGAACTGGCGTCATGCTGCTGGTATGAACTCTGTGGGCATTGACCTGGTGCTGGACTCGCAGATGGCGAAGATGCGCAAGTTTAACCAGAAGCGCGTTAACTACTACCTGAACGGCGATTCAAAAATTCAGGTGCAGTCCTACCCGGCGCAGGGCATTAAGAACCACCGCAACACCAAGAAGATCAACCTCGGGTCCGGTGCTGGTGGCGCGAATATCGACCTTACTACTGCCGACATGACCGCGCTCTTTGCGTTCTTCGGTAAAGGCGCATTCGGTACTACCGCCCGCACGAACAAAGTAGCCGCATACGATGTAATGTGGGTTTCCCCGGAAATCTGGGCAAACCTGGCTCAGCCGTACGTGGTCAACGGTGTTGTAAGCGGCACTGTATTGCAGGCTGTTCTGCCGTTCGCGCCGGTAAAAGAAATCCGCATGAGCTTCGCGCTGACCGGTAACGAGTTTATCGCGTACGTTCGTCGCCGTGACGTGATCTCTCCACTGGTGGGTATGGCCGTAGGCGTTGTTCCGCTGCCGCGCCCACTGCCTAACGTTAACTACAACTTCCAGATCATGTCTGCTGAAGGTCTGCAAATCACCGCAGACGATCAGGGACTTTCTGGCGTTGTCTACGGCGCTAACCTGGCGTAAGGAAACAGCATGGCTAAATACGAAGTAGTGCGCCCGTGGTTCGGCGTGAAGGTAGGACAGGTAGTGGAGTTGAAAGAGCTTCACCCGGCGCTGAAGTCTAACGTCCGCCTCATAAATGGTGAGGCAGCCGGAGAACTTACCCCATCGACGCCTGATGCCGGTACCGGTGAAAAATCACGCAAAGAGGTTATCCAGGCTCGCCTGACTGAACTGGGCATCGAGTTCAAAGGCAACCTGGGCGCTGAAAAGCTCAGTGAGTTGTTGCCTGACGGTGAGCTCGAAAAGCTTTTCCCTACTGAATAACGGCCGCCGCTAAGGCGGTTTTTTTATGCCCCGCTCCGGCGGGGTATTTCACGGAGTCGATAATGGTAACTCTCGAACAGGCGAAGGAGTATCTGGAGAGCCAGGGAATTACCATTCCCGATTTTGTTCTTCAGGCCCTCGTCGACCAGGCCAACAGTATTCAGGAGTGTCTCGATGCGCATTACCCGGCATCGACCGCGCTGCTGATTCAGCTCTATCTGCTGGCGCTAATGGGGCTAGGGCAGGGTGATAAATATATCTCCAGCCAGACAGCTCCAAGCGGGGCGTCGCGCTCTTTCCGGTACCAGTCATTCACCGATCGCTGGAAAGCATCAGTGAACCTGCTGCGCGGGCTGGATAAGTACGGTTGCGCCACCTCCCTAATTCCTGCTGACCCTACCGCCGCCCCGGCATTCGCTGGTATCTGGATAGGGAAGGGCGGCTGCATGTGCGGGGAAAAGTGATGACGTACAAATCAGTTAAGCACGGGCTGCCGCGCTCGTTTACCCGCGTCTGGGTGATGACCGACACCGGGCGGGAGACGACCGGTTACGTGAAGTCGGATGGGGAGTGGCATATCAATTGTGAGCGCATCCGGGCGACTGGCGCGAAGGTGCTGCGCTGGAAGGAGGGCTGATGTCATCGGTAGCGAACTGGAGTTATACCGCCACGGCGACCATCTGGCGCAAGCTAGAAGGCAATGACGAATACGGCGATCCGCTGGGCTATGCCGAGCCTGAGAAAATCCTCTGCGACTACGAGGGCGGACTCAGCAAGAAGTTAGCCAGCCTTGGCGCTGAAATCGTCGTGAAGAACACCGTCTGGAGCGAGTTCGCGCTGGCGGCGGCCGGTGATTACCTGCTGATTGGCGTATCGACAGAAGCCGACCCGGTTGTGGCCGGTGCCGACGAGGTGCGGCAGGTTATCCGCTACGCCGACACTTTCGAGCGCCTGGCGGATGATTATGCAATTTTGACCGGGGTGTAACCATGGGCATCAAAGTGAAGGGCGTCAGCCAGGCGAAAAAGCACCTGAACGATGTCATCAATGACGCTAAGGGCCGCAAGGTGATCCGCGCGCTGCAGTCGGCGATGATGCTTATCGGCACCCGGGCGGCATATTACACCCCGATCGACACCTCAACGCTGATTAACAGTCAGTTCCGGGAAATCGACGCTGGCGGCGTGCTCATCACCGGGCGAATCGGTTACTCAGCCAACTATGCCGCCTACGTGCATGAGGCGTCAGGCAAACTGAAAGGTCAGCCGCGCGCGCACTTTGGCGTGACCAGCAATCGGTCCGAGTTCGGCCCGCAGAAACCTAAAGAGTTCGGCGGCGGGACAGGGACGGGCAACTACTGGGATCCGCATGGCGAGCCGCAATTCCTGACCAAAGGCGCAAATGACGAACGCGATAACGTTGATGCGGTGATGCGCAAGGAGCTTTCACTATGACCCCGATGATGCATGAGCGGGTGCGCAACATGTTCGGCGACGCCGGGCTAACTACCGGTTTCACGGTGCAGCAGCTGATGTACGACGACCCGGGAGACCTGTCGAAGGCGATCATGGTGTTCAGGCCTAACGGAGGATCCAATATCCGCACAGACCTCGGCTCTGAGTATCACGTCCTGGTCGACGTCGTAGGCGCAAAAGATAAGCGCAAAGACGCACTCAATGCCGTGCAGCGCATCGTCGATTACGTCCAGGCCAACCCAATGGCTGACGAGTGCGTCGGCTATATCCAGAACATGGGCGCAATTCCTGCGCCGGTGCTCACAGAAGAAGGGCGAATAGTCTTCCGACTCCAGTTCGCCTGCACTTACGGCGAATAGCCATCCCAACCAAATAACCCGCTAAGGCGGGTTTTCTTTTATACGTCAAAGAGGAGTTTCACATGGCTAATTGCCAGAACTCGAACGAGCGCCTGTTCGGCGGTGCGGTCGTGCTGGAAGTCGCCGATGGCTGCCCGGACGTCAAACCACTCGAAGGTGAGTGGATGGCGCTGGCCGCTGGTACGTCGAAAGGCTTCGACTTCAACCCGAACTCGGTTACCTCTGATGCGGATGACGGCGGCGGATATGTCGAGACCATCATCACGAACAGTGACTTCACGCTGAGCTTCGAAGGTGAAGTGCGTAAGAAGGACAAACTGGACCAGTACGGTGTCGGCAAGTTCATCAAGTATTTCGCTGACGAGCTTAAGGCCAAGCGCCAGCCTGGCATCTGGGTGCGCATGGACTACGGCCCGATCGAATTTATCGGCTACATGAACATTAACGCGCTGAGTTCTGACGGCGGCACCAACGATATCGTCACATTCTCTACCGAGTTCAAAGTCGGCGATGCAAGCACCATCGAAGTGAACGAAATCACTACGGTTGCAGTGACTGGAGTGACGGTAACCCCGGCAACCAGCACCGGTGCCGCGGGCGGTACCAGCACCTTTACGGTGAATATCGCACCAACCGGAGCAACCAACAAAGACTTCACCGTCGCATCAACCGATCCAACCAAAGCCACGGCCACTGCCTCAGGTACCACCGTCACGGTGAACCGCGTGGCCACTGGTAGCGCGCAGATCATCATCAACACCGAAGACGGCAACTTTGTGGCCGTGCATACGGTTACTGTTACTTAACGGACATTCCAAAGGGCGGCGTGCTGCCCTTGATAATGACTGTTTACTGGAAGGCCTATGACAGCTTTAACTGATATTGGCGAAATATCCATTAGCGACAGCCGCGAAGGCGGGAAAGATTACCTGCTACGGCCTTCATTCGAGGCTATGACGAGGATCGGTACTCCGGAAGAGATTGTGCAGGCCTACGCCACCATCCATGGCAGTGACGTCGCCCAGCTCATTGAGGTCTGCTCTGGCACGCTTGGGCGGTTCCCTGCATGGCTATCTCCATCATTCAACCGCGCCGCTGAGAAGCTGTTGTCCACGTGCATGCTGGTACTGCAGGCGTGTTGCGATGACGATTTGACGCCGATGATCGGAGAGTGGAAAGGGTGGCGTCATTGCGTCGTCTACCGACCCGGGCAAATGCCGAAGAACGACATCATTGTGCTGGCGCAGCACCTCATGCAGCACGGCGTCGTAGGCAAAGCTAAAGTCCGCCAGCTGCAGCGCCACGAAACGGGCGCGAGAACGAACGAATTTAAAGCCTTCGACTACATCAGCGCGGCACGCAGCCACTTTGAAATGAACCGCGCCGAAGCATCTCAGTTAACGATGACCGAATTTCAGATGCTGCTGGCGGCGAAATACCCGGACCAGAAAGGCTTCACTCGCGAAGAGTACGACAGTATCGCCGACGATTACCTGGCTAAACAGGCCGCGCGCAGGGCAAAAGCAAAGCAATAACCGGAGAACGACATGGCAGGTGAGAAAGACGCCGGCAGCATCGTCTATACAGTAAGTGCTGATATAGCCCCCTTACTTCAGGCTGGCCGACAAGCTATTGAGTCGCTTGATGGAATGGGTGATGGCGCAGGTAAAGCCGCAGATAACTTTTCCGGGCTTGAAAAATCTGCTGATAAATCTGGGAAGTCGATCGCAAGGGCCGCAGATGATGCGAGCAATGCAGCCAAAATCATGGAGCGGCTTGGTAACGAAATAGCCGTTCTTGAAGAAGCAAATAAAAATGGTGCCCGCAGCGCTGCCGCACTGGCTGCTCAGATTGCAGCGTCAGGCGATGCGTCAGAGGCGCAGAGCAGGGAGATTGGAAACCTTGCCGTAAAGCTTTTTGACGTAAAACAGGCTGCGATCGATGCAGCCAGGGCGAATAGTGATAGTGCCGCTGCTTTCAAGGCATCAGAATCGGCCATCTCATCCCTTGAGGGCGAGTTGTCCGTTCTTAATACTGAGATGATTGAGGGCTCTCGCAGCGCTGCGATTCTGTCTGCCCAGATGAAAGCGGGAAACGGGGCAACTGACGAGCAAAAGGCGCGCATATCTCAGCTTGCCGGCCAGCTCTATGACCTCAAATCAGCTCAAAATGCGTCAGCAAAAGCATCGTCAGAAGCAGCAAAGCAGGCAGCACAGCAGGCTAACGATGCGGCAAGATTGCGCTCAATTTCTCTGAGCCTTACGCAGCAGATTGCCGTTCTCAATGAAGAGCAGAAGAATGGCGCGAGAAGTGCGGCAATGCTGTCTGCCAGACTTCAGGCTGGGTCAACTGCAACTGCAGCTCAAAGAAAGGAAATTGGCGAGCTTGCCGGGAAATTATACGACCTCAAGCAAGCGCAAAATCAGACAGAAAAATCTTCGTTCGGATTAAAGACGGGTCTGTCTGCCATAGCTTCCGCGATCGCTGTGTCACAGGTGGTAGATTATGGTAAGCGCTTCCTTGAGGCTGCTGACGCCATGTCTCAGATGCAGGCCAGGATCGAGAGGTTAACCGGCAGTGCCGCAGCTGCTACCCAGACGATGCAGGGTTTGATGAGCATAAGCTCGGCAACTGGGGGCTCGCTGCAGGACACCGCAAAACTTTGGGAAACCCTCAGTACAGCACTGAGAGATACCGGGGCGACTAACGGCCAGATCATTCAGCTTACCGAAACTCTTCAGAAAATCGGACGTATAGGCGGATCCTCATCAGAGGAAATGACGAACGCTCTAAGGCAGTTCGGGCAGTCAATTTCATCTGGGACCGTGCGGGCTGAAGAATTCAACTCAATACTCGAGCAGATGCCAGAGCTTGTTAGGCAGATTGCTACTGGCATGGGCGTTGGGGTTGGGGATCTGCGGCAAATGATGCTGGATGGAAAGCTCTCAGCAGAGGACGCGCTGAATGCCATTCAGAAGCAAACCGGGGCCGTGAATGCTGAATTCCAGAAACTCCCTCGCACGCTTGCGCAGGCTAATACAGCGCTGACTAACTCATTCCTTACTATGGTCGACTCTGTTAACCAGGCAACCGGCGCAAGCTCGGGGATGGTTACGGTTATCGACTCGTTGGCTGCCGCACTTGACCGCCTGGTAGGAAAAGCTGTTTCAGCGGACGCAAAAATCTCCGATCTTAACAGCACGGCAGAGATGTTTAGTCGTCGCGCTCGCACCTGGTCATGGCTGGGGCTTGATGGGTGGGCTGCCCAAAATGAGGCTCTTTCAACTCTTAGTGATCAAGCTGCAACACTTGTCGGTGACATGCAGGCTGTTACTAAAGCATCAAACACGGCGGCTAATACAAAGCCGATTGAGATTAAAACTACAGGCACCACTACTGGCAGTAAGTCGAAAGGCGGTAAGTCATCAGCGCAGAAGGATGCTGAGCAATATGCGAAAGCACAGGAGTCTGTTAACCAGAAACTGGACGAACTGAGGCAGAAATCTGAGCTCTCTGCGGGAAGTGTAGGCGAGCTGTCGCGCGCGCAAGCCATCCTTAACGCTCAGCAGTCTCTCGGTAATACTGCTTCGCAAGAGCAAATCATGCTCGCCGGGCAACTGGCAGGAAAAGCCTGGGATAATGCGAATGCACTGCGTGAACAGGCCAAAGCAGAGAAGGCGCGCACTGACGCGGCCAATAAGTTTAGTGCCATCCAGGGTAAGACCAGTAAAACAGCCGGTCTTGATAGTCAGTATCAGAAAGACATCGCTGACATCCAGTTATATGCCCAGTTATACCCGCAAAAAATTGGCGAGGCAGAAGCTGCCCGTGCTGCGATTGAACAGCAGTACCGGGACCAGCGTAATGCTGCCATGTGGGAAGAGTGGTCTCAGCAAAACCTTGCCACGCAGGCCGCATCTGCAGCCTTTGAAGCATTCGGTAACAACGCATCAAACGCCCTGACAGGGATTATTACTGGCAGCATGTCAGCTTCTGAAGCTCTGCAATCCATCGGTAGCACTGTGCTAAACAGTGTTGTAAATACGTTCGTGCAGATGGGTATGGAGTGGGTGAAGGCCGCGGTTACTGGCAGCAGCGCACAGATAGCAGCTACTGCAGCTACAACTTCGGCGGCTGTAGCCGGCACGGCTACGACAACTGCAGCGAGCGTCTCTTCTGCAGCGGCAACCACTGCAGCATGGACTCCTGCAGCCATTGTGGCATCTATCGGCTCGTTCGGTGGTGCTGCGGCCATTGGTATCGGTGCAGTTATTGCCGCCATGGCCATGGCTGGTGGTATCGCAGGTAAGCGTAAAAATGGCGGTCCTGTATCAGCAGGCTCTATGTACCAGGTAGGCGAGGGCGGCATGCCTGAAATCTACCAGGCCAGCAATGGCAGTCAGTACATGATCCCTGGCGACAACGGAAAGGTGATTAGCAATAAGGATCTGGCGAGTGGAGGAGGTGGTGGTGTAGTGGTCAATATCAACAACTATACGTCGTCAAACGTAGATGCGCAGGCAACACCAGACGGAAATGGAGGTTGGACGGTGGATGCATTCGTCTATGACCTCGATAACGGTGGTCCTGCCAGTCGGGCCATACAGCGAAATCACCAGGCACCACGTAAGGCAAGGAGCTAAATATGCCTATTCCATATCCTGACTGGCTGCCACTGGCGCAAAAAGGGAAAACGCCGTCGACCGATACCGGTTTTCGGACAGACCAGCCGACGGTCGGCGCGCCAATATTTCAGAAACTCACCGATGACCTGAAAACCTCTTTCTCTCTTACGTGGATATTCACCCGGGATCAGCATCGGGCCTTCATGCAGTGGTTGCGTAGTCCGAACTACCTCGATAACTGCAATCAGTGGTTCACGATGCGCCTCGGGACCGGTACTGGCGACACAGGCCTTGAAGTTCAGGAACTGCATTTCCTTTCCTGGCCGACATGGTCGCAGTCAGGATCCATTTTCACCTGGAGCGGTGATGTTGTCGCGCGACAACTGGTTAACTCGGATGATGATTTTGACGACATTATTGTCGAGCTTCCGCAGCCGTGGGGTTCATGGCTCGATATCATCGTCACCGGTTATCCGGATGGACGCGATCCGGAAAGCCTGCCGAGGGTTCCGTAATGCCCACACTGAGAGAATTTCAGAGCCGGAGACCGAACCGGATACTTTACGAGACGATCACCTTTTACAACGAGACGTTTGGATATGTGCGCCTGGTGAACAACCAGATATTCCCCAAAACGCTCGGCGGTCAGGTGTTCACTCCATGCCGGATGGAGATCAAGAAGAGTCTGCAAAGTAGCACTCCTGTATCTGACAGCACGATTAAATTTAGTCGTCTGGCTCAGGATTTTAAGCAGAAGCTGAAGCTATGGAAAGCGCATGCGCGCATCACGCCGATCTCTGCAACCTATCAACAGTTTGACGCTGCAGACATGAGTACGGCTATCAGTTCATGGACTCTCTATGTTGATGACTGCTCAATGGACGACACGGACGTAACGTGCATCCTGACGCGCGTAAATCCCCTTAACCGTAACGTTGGCCGTCTGTACACCGTCGAAGAATACCCGGGGCTCCAGAATGCATAGAGACAAGTTTATCTCTCGAATTGAGGGCGTCCCCTGGAGTAACCGGGCGTGCAGTTTCGATGCAGCAGACTGCTGGGGTCTGGTGGTGATGTATTACCGGCATGTTCTCGGCATCGAGGTACACCAGACCTCGGACTACGAATCCGGGCGCGACTTCATGACCTGCTATGACGCTGATGTCGTGTTCTGGCAGCGAAGCGAAACATTTTGCGATGAAGGGATCTTCGTGGCCTGGGTTGGCAGCCAGCCGGTGCATGTCGGCCTGATACTCGGCGGTCGCGCGCTGCACAGCCGCGGGGAGAACGGGCACGTCAGATTTGACGCGATACGGACAATTCAGAAGCTATTCACCAGAGTGGAGTTTTACCAGTATGCCGGTAATCGAAATTCAGCGCGTCCCGGGGATGCCGAAGGACAGGGCGGTAGTTGAAGCAGGGACGGTGTTTTATGACTGGCTAACGCAGGAAAGCTTCCACCGCGATATCCGCATCAACGTTAACGGAAAGGAGCTGCAGCCTGAAGAAGAACTGGGCTTTGTTCTTCAGGAAAATGACCGGGTTGTCATTTTTGACCAGCCTAAAAGCGGTGGTCTGATTGGTACCATCCTGAACCCGCTCGAACACCTCAACCCGATCAAGTTTACTCAGAAAGTGCTTTCTGGGCTGATGCCGAAAGCGAATGCAGGCGCAGCCGGCGGTAACAGCAAAACGTCGCCAAACAACAGCCTGAAAGGCCAGACCAACATTGCGCGTAATGGCGAAGCCAAGCCTGATAACTTCGGTCAGATACGTTCATTTCCGGATCTGGGGCAGGAATCGATTTTCGAATATGAAAACAATCTTAAATACATCACTGAGCTGATGGTGTTCGGGCTTGGCAAATACGACGTTACATCTGTGCGCTTCTCTGAATCGAACCTCGGCTCTATGGCCGGTGCCAGTTACACCATTTACCAGCCAGGTGACGTTATCCCGGTGGTGAATGAAGGCTACCAGTTCGATGACGTTGACGGGCAGGAAGTGCCAGGGTTAAACGAGAGCGGTGATTTCCCGATCGATACAGCGACGGCAAATACCGTTATCAGTGGCGTTTATGCTGGTGGACAGATAGCGATGAAAATCGTGAAGCAGGCTGATTTCGACTACTTTGCTGATCTGACTTTCCCGCACCCGGTAACGTTCACTATCAACGTGACCTACCCAATCACCGGCGGCACTCGCACAGAAGACGTCACGCTTTCAGCTCGGCTGATCAGCTTTGCGGAGACAAATGACGGGTCCGTTGTCAGTCCTGTATATTATTACACCTTCACGTTCGACAATCTGAATGGCCCAGCCATACCCATTCAGGATGCGACTATCAACACGACGAAGTTCATCCTGAACGATAACGCTGCGCTGATCGTCGGCCCGTTCTTCTCGCCGATACCATCAAGCCAGCTATGGTTACATACACAGTCCGGGCTCGGCGGCAACAGCGAAACAAACTGGGTGGTAAACATCTGGAAAGTCGATAATGACAACAACCTGATCCCCGGAACTGAGCAGACGTTCACGTACCGGCAGACCACGCCGCACGACTACATGTCGGAGACGTTTAACCGGACTGACAAGCTTACCCCGGCGGGCGGGTTTGGGCGTTATGTGATCACCTTCCAGAGAACAGATAACAGCAGCGACGCGAGCAAGCTGCAGGTCGAAGAGATTCACGCGGTAAACGTCAGGACAGATGTCGTTCACGCTGAAGATTCTCTGGTCATGGTAAAGGTCAGGGCTACTGAAAATGCCACGAGCGGGCGAGACAGGAAATATAACGCGCTGATCACCCGCCATGTCATCAGCTACAACATGACGACGCAACAGGTCGACTATACGCTCAGACCATCGCGTAAATTCGCTGACATTGCGTTGTTTAACTGGCTGGTAGTCGGGCAGCAGCCGGAGTCGAGCATCGACATTTATGGCCTGTACCAGATACAGGCTGAAATCGACGCTATCGACCCGCGCCTCGGATACTTCGATTACACCTTTGATGATGAGGATGTGTCGCTCGGCTCGCGGATGGAGACCATCTGTGACGCTGCCAGCGTGTCCGTTTATGACGATAACGGAGTGCTGTCATTCACACGAGACAGCAAGAAAACCTCTGCGGCCACGATATTCAACCGCTCAAACACAAAGCCAGACGGTTACTCGCTTTCTTACGACATGACGCTTCCAGGCGGCTATGACGGCGTTGAAGTGCAGTTCCGCAACCCGGACACCAATAAGCAGGACTTTGTCCGGTACCGGATATCGGGAAATTCCATCATTGAAGGATCGCCGACTAAGGCGAAAAAGTTCGAAATGCTGTACGTCAGAAACAGGTTTCAGGCGGACGAAAGGGCGCTGCGCGAGTGCAAGAGGCTGATCTTCTCCCGTATGACCATGGCCATCACAGCAATGGCTGACGGAGAATGGGTAAACATTGGCGATATGGTTCAGGTGCCGGATACATATGATACCAACCAGCAGGCCGGATACATCGTGTCACGGGTCGGCAATGACTTCGAGACGAGTGAGCGCATCAACTTCTCAGGAACCATGTTTGTACAGGTCACGGATACAACCGGCGCTACCACAGCCAGATATCCGGCATCTCCACGCACTGACACAGCGTTTGGCTTTACTGCTGCCATTCCTGATATCGACCTGAACCTGTTCGACGGCGTTGACGTCCAGTCACCTTCGCGGTACGTCATTGCCACGTCACAGGAGCTCGATGCAGGGCAGTGGACAATCACAGCGAAGCAGCCAGACGGTAAGGGAAGCACAGCTTTAACCCTCGCTGAGTATAGCGATCTGATTTACCAATAAGACTTATCCTGACCATCACAACCCGGCCACCGCGCCGGGTTTTTTTATGGAATAAATATGGCTACGCAACCGACGCAAGATGCAGTACCAAGTGAATCGCCTCGCGACCTGAAATTTAACGCGGGGAAAATTGACGAATTCGTTACATCGATGGGGTGGACATACACCGACCGATTCGGTGTGCAGCATTACACTATTGAAGGCATGCGCTGGCTTGCGCAGCAGGCAATTGCCGCATTTGGCTACATCACTCTGGATAGCTTTGAAGATGGAAATACGCTTACCCTCCCTAACCAGGTTCTTCGCCTTGAGGCGACAGGCGAATACTACCGCTGGGATGGGCCATTCCCTAAGGACGTGCCAGAGAATTCAACGCCTGAAACATCCGGCGGTATTGGCGCAGGTAAATGGCTGAGTGTTGGGGATGCAACACTGCGCTCAGACCTGGGAAAGGACACTGGCGCAGATATTCCACATTTCAAACAGCCAAATGTAGAAGGAGCAGAAAACAACACTCTGTCATCAAGGTTTTACAAAAAATATGATGCCGTAGCTGATTTTAAGGCTGACCCTACCGGAGCGACAGACTCATATGAAGCTCTTCAGAAATGGGCGGATGCTTGCACCAGCGAAGGCTATGTTACAGGTACAATCAATGGAATTTTTAAGGTAAGCCAGCCGGTAACATTTACCGGAATTCAGGGGTTAACCTTGATAGGAAACTGCTTCATATATCCAACATACACATCAGGAACTCATGTTCTGGGTTTCAAAAACGGCGCAGGTTTAAGAATCTATGGTCGAATTGAAGCCTCTGGTGTAAATCTTTTAGGTATACAATCGGCATGCAAGCTATGGAGTGATGGCTCAGGCATTAGTTTCTCATACCTCTATGGTTTGATTGGTAGTTATGCTCTTGTTGGCATTCAGTTCGGGGATTTAGCCTATCCAAGCGCTTTGGTATCAGAAATGTCGTTAATGGGTGGGCATACGGTTGGTACGCCATGTGCAGTAAAAGCTATTGGCACTCAATGTTACATTAATATTATTGGCTTTGATGCGGTTTCTGGTGCAGCGGGGGATATTGGGCCTGTAACGCAATATACAATTACTATTATTGGCGCTCAAGTAAAACATATTGGCGGTGAATTGCAGCACAATGACAATATTTATGGTGCAGGTGTATTAGTGTCGCCAATAGCGGACCCTAGTTTTGGTAATACTTATGGGAACTATTCAAGCTCGGAAGTGCATACTGAGTGTGCAGCTCAGCGCGTATTAATAGCAAACTTAGATGGTGTGCTATCCCCAATAAGTAACAGATCATCGGTATCAATTTCGGGAGATCATGGCTATCACTCACAAGATAATGGTGGTCTGATATCAGTCCATGAATCATCAATAACTGACTACTCAGGTAGTATTCACACTAGCAATATGAGCCTATATGCACCGACACAAAGGATTCAGCCAAATATTGTTGCTGGCCCGCTCACTCATGTTTACTACGATGAAAGAGGATTTGGTACAAATTTCGTTAAAGGTTTGCAGGCTGTTTCTGGTGGAGTGCTTCATTTTACAGAAAGGCCTGTTGCAATACTTAAAAATTCTAACGGCCAGACCTTAAATACATCATTGAATACTGTGTTATGGACTGAACCAACATTTAATGATGATACATATAGATGGCATGATAATATTTCTTCTGGGGTTTTTACTGTGCCTACAGGTGGTTTAAAAAACGTCAAGGTTGACTGTGTAATTAGAGTCAACACCGGAGCTATAATTTCACTTGATATTTTTGTTACACCATTAAATGGTTCGCCAATTGTTAGGTCGCTTACTATGCCAAAAGCTAATGCAACAAATGTTTCTGCTTTTCTTGGGGACTTATCGACTGGAGATAAAGTATTTGCACAGGCAAAAATTGATGAAGGAACCGCTCAAACGAATGGTGGGGCTCTTGAAATGATGGTGATTTATGCATCGCGGTGATATGCCTACCCACCAAAACTAATTAGATATTATCGAATGGATGCCAATATTTGTAGTTTACAGCGGCGCACTTTGTGCGCCATTTAACTATCGAACAATTCGCTCAAAGTTTTTTCTGTCTATCCATGCTATAATTTTCTTTGACATTTTAACTGAAGGCGTCTCAATAACTTTAAATGTAATAGATGCTATTGCGATTGAGCAGGCGGTCATGAGGACTAAGGCGGTGAATCCGTTTATTGGTATATTCGGAAAGTATGCGGTAATTATCTCAATGAAAATGAAATGACACATATATAAAGAAAATGAAATATTCCCGAGTAAGTTGAGGGGTTTAATTTTAGCTGTTGAGAAACTTTTTTCCAATAAAGACATTGATACGACAATGACAAAAGCCATGCCACCCCAGCCTAAAGGTCCATGATCATTATGTTTTGTCGTAAATACTAAAGCCGTAGTTAATGTCGTAATTAAAATTAGCAATGTATTTAAAATTGATCCTCTATATTTATTTAGAGCTGGTAAGAAATTATTATATACGGCATATGAAATTATGCCATAAACAAAATCTAAATATATAGGGGATGAAATAAGAGTGATAAAGTCATTTCTGATATAATTAGTATTTTCCCCTTCTAGTGTTGGATTAGCGCTACATAATTGTGTGATTAAAACCATTGCCAAAATTATGGATGCACATAATGTAGCTCTGTGTTTATGAGAGATTATCATCGAAATAAGGAAAATAATATAAAAAGAAATCTCATAAGTTAATGTCCATGCTATTGCAAGAACATTGTAACCAAAGTAAGGAGCTCCAGCATGATAATCTATTTGGAGAGGGGCGATTGACCATAAAAACCATGAGTCTAACCCGGTAGATCCTTTTTTAACGGTCAGGAAAATAAAATAAACTAACATTGATATGATCAAAAGTGGATAAATTCTAAAGAATCTTCTTATAACAAATTTTATTGGGTAATAACATTCCTTTTCTCGAGTTGCAAAGCAGATGATAAACCCACTGATTACAAAGAATAAATCCACACCAAAAGCACCATTAACAAATAGTAAATCTCCAAGATTTGAATGTGCGTAAGCGTTGTTAATATAACCTCTTAAGTGGAATAAAACTACGAGCAAAGCTGCTATGCCTCTTAAGTAGTGTATACTAATGACCATGATGAAATCCTTATAGAATAGAAATGACATCTTTTATGTTTGTAAGGCTTTAATGAAATGGCGCTGCCTAAAGCGCCATTTACCAATAAACTAATTTAATCTCAAAATTATCATTTAAATTCTAAATAACTACTGGATATTACTTGTACTGGCTCGGTAGTGTACATTCCGATGTTGATCTTTCCTATTTCAGATAAATTTAGCTTACCTGCATCACTATAAGTATACCAATCATCTTTCACCTTAACAGCTTTGATGGCTGTATCCATGTTTATAGTTTTATTATCACGTAAGGTAACATGCGAAAAAATGGCATTTCCCTTCGACAAATAGACATTTACATCGCCTGAGATTCGATAAATTAGCTTGTTTTTTCCTGACAATCTATCAGTATAAAAATAAATAGACTTCAGTATTATGCCTTCATTTAATCTTGCATTAATATCTTTCTTTGGAAGTGATTCAATAACTGAATAATCGAAATTAATTGGCTCCTCAATAATTTTGTCTACTTTAAAATAATTAAACATATATGAGTTTTTGAAAGTCGGGAAGCCGTCTGATTTTTTTAAAAGTCTGTTTAGGTAAAAGTCAGGTATCACAACCTCCTTTTTCCCTTGGTTTATTTGCTGCGTTAACATTGACATACGAATAGCATCTTGCTTAGAGGCTCTAATGAAAGAGTAAGAAATTAGACCATAAGATGGTAAAAAATAAGTCAAGGCGAACAAAATCACAAACCCAAAAATTAAATTTCGATATAGTTTTTCACTTGAGATATTGGTAGCGTAAATCAGGAAGGAAAGTGATATTAAAAACATAAATAGTGCACCAATCCCTGCTCGCTCAGGCATATATGGTGATGCAACAAATGCTAGGTCACACAGTATTCCACCAATGAAAAATGAGAGTGCACAGGTCAATGAAACTCTTGATTCTATCTTGAGCATCCCAAATGATAGTGTAATGAATATGATAATTAAAAAAATTGGCCACAAGCTATCCAAAGCTGCAGGCAGTCTTTCAAATAAATGTTGATCAATTTTTTCTAATAATGTTAGTGAATGCCAATCTTCAAAATAAGAAGACCTGATTGAAGCTCCGGGGCTAAATAAAAGTACGGACGATCCCATGACAAGCCCGATTAAATATGGTGCTGACAATCTAAAGCGCTTAAAAGAAAGTGCATATAAAATTGTCAGTATCGTTGCAATAATACATGTGTTTTCATTTGAGCAGCCTGCTAGAAAACCAATGAAAATAGCCCCAGCATAACTAAGTACTGAATGAGATTTTCTTTGTCGAGCCAAAATAACAAAAAACAAAGAAATGTAAAATATAGGCCATAGATAATTTGATGCTCCAACAAACCAAAAGAAAGTTTCTCCAAGAGCAGGGTTTGATACCCAAAAAGATAAAAAAATGATTATTATCGCAATTGCGCTTGGTCTTGGCTTAGTATCTAATAACGCAGATGGTATAGCTGCAATTAGATAAACACTTGCTGATAAAGCAATTGCTGTCAAAGCTTGATAAATATCATGATTAACATATCTGAGCATATAAGAACTAAATATGTTAGTAACTACTCGCCCACTCCAAACTAGGTAGTGACCTATTTGCTCTCGAAAGCTGGCATGAAAATAGTAGTAATAATCATCTGACAATACTGGTGTGTGTAAATAGGGGACCAGCATAAGTAAAAAAATAACACCTATGACTATGATATTATTTCTGGAGATCATTTGTTTTTATTCCGTTTTAAACAATAACGTGGTCTGTTTTTTGTTTCAATATAGATTCGCCCTATATATTCACCTAAAACACCTATGCCGATTAATTGAACACCACCGATAAAAAGTATGGATACTAACAAAGATGTGTATCCCTTTATCGGATTGCCTATAATTAATGTCTGCAAAGCCATCCATGAACCATAAAAGAACGACATAGATGCAATTATGAAGCCTATGTACATCCAAACCCTTAATGGGAAAGTAGAGAAACTTGTTATTCCTTCAAGTGCAAGGTTCCACAGTTTCCAGCCATTAAATTTAGTGCGGCCTGCTACGCGCTCAGCACGTGCGTAATCCACTACATCAGTTTTCCCACCAACCCAACTTAGAACTCCCTTCATGAACAAGTTACGCTCTGGCATGAGCTTGATGTTTTCCACAACCTCACGAGACATCAGGCGGAAATCGCCAACATTCTCCTCGATCTGCGGATTACTGATTTTGTTGTGGAGCTTGTAGAACCATTCGGCGGTCTTTCGCTTCAGCCGCCCATCAGTTGAGCGGTCAGAACGTTTGGCCAGCACCATATCAGCACCAGCCTGCCACTTCTCAATCAGGTGAGGAATGACCTCGATAGGGTCCTGCAGATCAACGTCAATCGGGATAATCGCTTCACCGGTCGCGTGGTCAAGCCCTGCGAACAGAGCCGGCTCTTTACCGAAGTTGCGAGTGAATGACAGTGGAGCAACAAGCGGATCGGCAACGGCAAGCGCGTTAATAATTGATTCTGTCGCGTCTTTGCTGCCGTCATTAATGAAGACTATCTCTACCTCATGCTGTTGAAGGCCTTCAAATTCCCGAACGGTTTTATAGAAGATCGGAATTGCTTCCTCTTCATTAAACACCGGAACGACCAGAGAAATTTTCATTTCGCATCCCTAAAGACAATGAACTTTGAATAGATAAAGCCGCACACCAGACTGATGGCGGAGAAGAGAATGAGAGTCACGATCGGCGCCATACCGGACTTATCGGCAGCCCAACCAACAGCTGCACTCAAGGTTCCCATAAACCCGACATACAGCATGTAGCGCAGTGTAGTAGTCGAGGACTTAAAGGTGAACCTGGCGTTTGCAAAGAAGCTGAACGACACCGCCACGACGAAACCGGCGAAGTTGCCAAGTGCCTGACCTGTGTGAAACGCGCATATGCAAATAGCGAACACAACCCAGTGAATGAGCGTGTTTATGACGCCGATTGATGTGTACTTAGCAAAGAGCTTTAACATTATATAAATCAGTCAATTCGGAAAGGTCTGAAGTTTAGCACCACTGTGAAACTTGATCGAGTCTCACATTTAGCGATACTGTATATAAATACAGTTGTTTTTTTGTGAGGTGACTATGCCACGCACAGCAGACATGCATGCCGCTTTTGTTGCGGTTTCTGAGCCATTCATCCCTCGTTCGTCCAACATTGTTGAAACCCAGGACGGCTATGATGTCATAGATAACTCAACGCTGTTTAAGCGGGGAGATACATTGCTCATCTGGTTTTGCGGCCGCCGCCAGCATGCGTACTGGGCCGGTGATGCATTGATCACTGATGACGGTGAGGCCATCGAAGGCGATGCGCTTGATGATGTTCGTCTGGTTGGTGTGGTCACGCATACCATTTACCCGGTTTCCTCAGACGAAAACCCCTTCATGTAGTACCCAAAGTGAGCAATTGACACTCTTCCTGCTGAAATTTACAAATATCAAAAAGCTAATAGCGTTACAGGCTTAGAAACGAAGCGGCTAGGAAGTAACCGAACAGAAACGAACGGGCATCTTGATCAGTACCCCAGTTAAAACTACTGTATATAAAAACAGTATTTGAGGTATGCATCATGGAGTTCTTCAGACCGGCAGAGTTACGCAAAATTATTGCTATCCCGCTTTTTAGCGATTTGGTGCAATGCGGGTTCCCCAGCCCGGCTGCTGATTACGTTGAGCAGCGTATTGATCTCAATGAGTTGCTGGTGTCCCATCCCAGCTCGACGTACTTCGTAAAAGCTGCCGGCGACTCGATGATTGAGGCCGGGATCAGCGACGGCGATCTGCTGGTGGTGGATAGTTCCCGGACTGCTGAGCACGGTGACATTGTCATTGCTGCGGTGGAAGGGGAGTTCACTGTTAAACGCCTGCAGCTGCGCCCGACTGTGCAACTCAATCCCATGAACAGCGCTTACTCACCGATTATCGTCGGCAGCGAGGATACGCTCGATGTGTTCGGTGTCGTAACGTTCATCGTTAAATCGGCGAGCTGAACATGTTCGCGCTCTGTGATGTGAACTCGTTCTACGCATCATGCGAGACGGTCTTCAGGCCCGATTTAAGAGGCCGGCCGGTTGTCGTTCTCTCAAACAATGACGGGTGTGTCATTGCACGCAGCGCCGAGGCCAAAGCCGCTGGAATTACCATGGGGGAGCCATTCTTCAAGCAAAAGGAGTTGTTCCGCCGTGCCGGTGTTGTTTGCTTCAGTAGCAACTATGAGCTTTATGCGGATATGTCGAACCGGGTAATGACGACACTTGAGGAAATGAGCCCCCGTGTCGAAATTTACAGCATTGACGAAGCTTTTTGCGACCTGACAGGCGTCAGGAATTGCCGGGACCTGACGGAGTTCGGAAAAGAGATTCGCGCGACAGTTCTGAAGCGTACGCATCTGACTGTCGGGGTTGGCATCGCGCAGACTAAAACACTCGCTAAGCTGGCAAACCACGCAGCCAAGAAATGGCAGCGCCAGACTGGTGGGGTGGTTGATTTGTCTAACATCGACCGTCAGCGTCGATTGTTAGCTATCGTACCTGTGGAGGATGTGTGGGGTGTCGGCAGGCGTATCAGCAAGAAGCTCAATGCCATGGGAATAAAGACGGCTCTGGACCTCTCAGAGCAAAGCACATGGATTATCCGCAAACACTTTAACGTGGTCCTCGAGCGAACAGTCCGGGAGTTGCGTGGCGAACCCTGTCTTGATCTGGAAGAGTTTGCCCCCGTTAAACAGGAAATCGTCTGCAGTCGTTCATTCGGCGAACGCGTTACCGACTATGAGCAGATGCGCCAGGCTATTTGTTCCTATGCTGCCCGTGGCGCAGAAAAGCTTCGTGGGGAGCACCAATACTGCCGCTTTATCTCTGCCTTCGTGAAAACCTCTCCATTCGCGCTTAATGAGCCGTATTACGGTAACAGCTCTTCAATTAAGCTTCTCACACCCACCCAGGATAGCCGCGACATCATTAACGCTGCAGTAAAGTGTCTGGACAAAATCTGGAAGGATGGTCATCGGTACCAGAAAGCCGGCATTATGCTCGGCGACTTCTTTAGTCAGGGGGTTGCTCAGCTAAACCTGTTCGACGAGAACGCGCCGCGCAGCGACAGCGCACCACTGATGAACATACTGGATCACCTCAATGCCAAAGGTGGTAAAGGCACGCTGTACTTTGCCGGGCAGGGCATACAGCAGCAGTGGCAGATGAAGCGTGAAATGCTATCGCCGCGGTATACGACCAGATATTCGGATCTGCTCGTTGTTAAGTGACCGGTTCGATTAACTCCGGTCCCTGGTTCTTCACATTCCCCACGGCGCGCGACACGGCGTGCCAGATAAACTTGTCTGCCGGCACAGAGCCGTCGGAGATAATTTCTTCTGCTTCTTTCCCGCCAACATCCTGACGCATCCATTCCCGGGCCGCTTCTGGTGACAGAACCAGTGGCCGGCGGTCGTGGATATCGACCAGGCCTTTATCAGCTGCAGACGTCACGATGAGAAAACCTTCAGCTTCGTCGCCGCGTTCGAACGGCGTGCTGCCGATCGCGGCCATGAATATTGGTTGTCCGTCGGCGCGGTGAATGAAGTAGGGCTGCTTCTTGTCGCCTTCTTTTTTCCATTCGAACCAGCCATCCGCAAAACAGATTGCCCGACCATGCTGCCACAGAGGTTTAAACATTCGGCTGGTGGCCGCCGTCTCGACGCGCGCGTTAATCAGTGGCGGTTTATCCCACCACCCGGGAGCGTAACCCCAGAATACCGGATCGAGATGAAGTTGCTCATCGCGTTCGCTCAACAGAAGTACTTTGGTACCGGGCGCCACGTTGTAACGTCCAATCGGTTCTGGGTCATATGCGATGTCGCGATCGCCTTCGTCGGCCAGGTATGCCAGATATTCTTCACGGGTTTGGGCTTGTGCAAAACGTCCACACATAGAAACCTCCAGTCAGTCAGACTGAAAGTATAGGGCAGGGATTAAAAAAACTGGTGCGCACCGAAACTTTATGATTTTGAAACAGGAGCATGATGATGGAAGTCAGGGAGGGGGTAAAGCGGGTCGTTGGTAAACTGGAAGGAGCTACGCAAAAGCGTGAATTTTGGGGGCATTTTTGGGGGCAAAATAGTGTTTGGGGTGTATTCCGGGGCGAAAAAATAGCCGCTATTTGCCGCTATTCCCCAGACATTCTTTTTTCAAGTAACTGATTTTAATGCAAACCCCTGAAAAGACGATGTTTAAAAAAATGTTGGATAAAGCACCTGATATTATGCGTAATGTTTTTAGGTAATTAATTTCACAACACTTTTTTTAAGCAGATACTGAGGTATTCGCGAAGGGGTTTAGCACCCATTCCCCTATGTAGATGCAATAAAATCAGCACTTTTAAACCCACACGCTATATGTGGTTAGCGTGATAATTTCATTCTTATTTACTTAAAGGAACTAAGAATGAGTTGGAATAAAGAAGCTGCAGTTTCGTATCTCCGTTCACACGCTCTGGGGCACTCTCATAGTGAATGTGCTAAGTTTACCCGCCTGGCCATTCTGGCTGGAGGCGTTAAGGTGCCGAACACAGATTATGCAAAAGATTATGGGGCGGAGTTATTACGTGCTGGGTTCAGTGAGCTGCCGCCCGGTTCTACTTTAATTTCTGGCGATGTGGCTGTGATACAGCCGTATCCTGGAGGAAATGGCATAGGTCACATGACTATGTATGACGGTAAGCAGTGGATTTCTGACTTTATTCAAAAAAGCATGTATCCGGGGCCTGGGTACCGCAAAATGCAACCATCCTTTAAAATTTACAGGATGCACTGA